CGAGACCGTGTCCAACTGCGTTCCGAGTGCGCTATCGCCGTCGATGCGCGCCTGATTGACGACGACAACGTTCGCGTTCGTGTCGTCGATCTCGGCGTTGACGGCCGTCACAGACTGCGCAAGAGCCATCGTTTCGGTCTGCCGGACGATCTGCTCGTTGATCACCTGCGTTCGACCGATGCCGCGGTTGATGTGCGCGTCCAGCATCGCCATGCCGCCATCCCGAGCGGCCATGTTCGCCCACTGGAACGCTTGCAAATTGAATGCCGCCAGCGAGCCGAGCGCATTGTCCAGGGCGCCGACCAGATTGATCAGAAACCGCTGGTGCTCCGTCAGGCCGTCCGAGGAAATACCGGCCACCTGGTTCACGAGGTCCGTCAACTGCGTCTCGGCCGCCAGCAGCTGAAGTTCCAGCGCCTGGATTTCCTCGGACTTGACGGCGTTCGCGCTGCTCTTGCGCAGAGCGTCGACCAACTGCTGGCCCCATCGCGACACCGCCGGATCGATGCCGGGCGGCGGCAGCTGGAACACAGGTCTTGAGATCGGCGGCCGGTCGCTAGCGAGCACCGGTTGGTCTCGCGTCAGTGTGCACGCCGTGCGCCTCGCTCCACGTCGCCGCGGCCGCGATGTTCACGCGCGCTCTCAAGTAGCGCGAATGCACCCGCACCGGTGCGGCGCCATACTGGTTGACGTTCGCCACGGTTGAGACCACGGGCGCCTCATCGAACCGATGCCGTTTGGAGACCACATTGACCGTCACGGCCGCCGGCGTCGCATCGCAGATCGGCATGATCTCCGTGACGAACGAATGCCGACCCGGCAGAAGTTCCGCCTCTCCGGTTTCAAGCACGGCCGGACGGTTCGGGCCGTCGAAGATGCTCACCGTCCGGTCGTCTGCCACGGCAGCCCACTGCTTGCGCGTCTCGCGCCATGCGGGCGAGTCGACCGAGAGTGTGATCGAGTCGAGATCGGTCGTGCCGGCAACGGTCTGGATCGCCGCGGTATCGTCGATCGAAACGCCCTCCCGCGGCATCTCGAACAGCATCTGCGCCGACACGTCGTCATGCGTCCACCGCTGATCCGGAACGGAATAGATCAACATTTCCGTGATGCTCGGGCTCGATCCCGTCGGGAACGCCACGCAGAAGCATTTCCGTTCCGTGTCGAGCGCGCAGGACACGCGGTTGCGGTAGGTGTAGTTCAGCTTCGACGCGAAATACCGGTCGATCTTGTTGGCGCCGATCGGCAGGCTGGTCTGGCCGTCGTAGAGAAAGATCCCTTCCTCCGAGGCGTAGAACGCCATGCGGCCCAGCTGCGCGACCGCGAGCGGGCCGAGACATCCGCGGTTGAACTCGATCGGTGTCAGCTCAAACGCTGACGCACCGCCCGTATAGGCCATGCGCGAGATCATGCGCTCCTGCAGGATCACGCCGACATCCGTGCCGCCGAGAATGGCATGTGCAATGCCGCCTCGCTGGTCGAGATAGGCGATTTGCGCCTGGGTTTCCGGGTTCGGCTCGTAGTCGGTCGGGTTGTTGAACGCTGAGATTCGCAGCTCCGCGCCCTGCGCAAGCAGGAAATGCGGCCCGATCCGACCGCAGGTATCCGCTTCGCCGGCGCCGCCGCCCAGGTCCTGGAATTCGCCAGTGCCGCCGAGTTCGAGCACCTGCACCGGCGCGCCGCGGCAGGCGGCGAACACGAAGTTGTTGTACTGGTCGAATTTCCACGCAGCGTCCCGATCCGCTGAATAGCCGCCTGGGCGTGAGACGTTGACCAGAACTCGGTTGATCATGCGATAGAGCGCGTACTGGTCGCCGAAGAAGTTGACGATCTGCCCGGTGGACGACTTCGCCCCGATATGGCCCATGCAGCGGTCGCCCGTGCGCGCGTTGACGTGGTAGGGCGTCAGAGACTTGATCGGCTGGTAGCGCCCGCCCATCGAGTAGACGCCGCTCGCGTCGCTCGCGGTCGACGCGAGCACGCCGGCGTCCGGCGTCCATTCACCGAAGGGGGTGGACGCCTTTCTCAAACCACCCTCCGCAGAGAAGGTGCGAGATGATTTCCGGAGTGCTGCGTGTCGATGCTCTCGGTGTTGAGGCCCGCCACCGCGCTTGCCAGTTCGGCCAACGCTTCCGCCGAGCGCTCCGGATCACGCATCCACTTGCTGGCGTACAGCAGCACGCCTTGATAGTAGATGTCGCCGTAAACGGAGAGCACCGCGTTGGTGTCGCCGTCGGCCGCGAGCGCCGTCGGCCGCTTGTAGTAGGTGACGGCGAGATCGCCGGAGACTTTCGGACTGGTCAGGATCGTCGAGCCCTCGATGGTGTAGGTCGTCGGCGCCCCGATGCTGACGGTCGACCGGCGCAGATGAAACTCCGCCGGATGCACGAACACCGGCACGGACCGAAGCGCCGTATCAAACATGATCCGCTTGAAACCGAGCCAGTCGGCGGGAAACGTCCCGACGCCGTCCGTGAGCGTGATCGTCGCCGCCTGCTCCATTTCCCGGATGCGCAGCGGCGACACCGGCGGGCCGCCGACATAGATCCGGTTTTCCGCTTGCTTCACGAAGCGCGGAAAGGCCGCAAGAAACGCCGCATCGCCAGCGCGAAGAACCTCGTCGAGGATGGCATCCTTCAGCGCGGCGAGATTGGCGAACATTCAGACGTTGCCCCTGGTGATGCGCAGGTTGGCGTTGTCGCCGTCGTTGATCCAGCGCTTCCACTTGGCCTCATCGTGATACCAGCCGTCGCGCAAAGCCTCCGATACGACGCTTTGCGGGATGACGACGACCGGCTTGAAGTCCTTGTCGCCGCCGAAGCCGAGGTCGTAGAGTTCCCGCTGCTGCGCCGCCTGCTTCAGCGGCACGTAGTTGTAGAACTCCTCCATGAACACGATTTCGTCCGCGGATGGGTCGTATCGCATCCACGTCTTCTTGTGCGGCTTGTCGGTGACAAGCCGCCAGTCGGTCGGCTTCACCGTTCCCGCTGGCGGTCGCTGATCGGTCAGCATTCCTGCGCCATCTCCCGTTCGACAAGCAGCTTTGCATCGTCGTCGGGAAGTTCGACGACTTCGCCTTTGCGATGCTCGCCGAGCGATGACCAGACGCCATCGACCCAGATCTTGACCCGCGTCGTGCCCGTCTTGCCGGTTTCCGGCACCGGAACCGATTTCTCGGGTTCCGGTGCCACGTCGTCTTTCTTCTTCGACAAGTCAGCGTCTCCGTTTAGTTGAGGTCGGCGACGATGCCGTGCGCCTTCTCGTTGCAGACTTCGAGCGTGTACTCGGCCAGGATTTCGCGAGTCGTCGCGTCACCCTGCACACCGGGCTTGATCGTCACGAACTTGCGCAGATACGCGACCTTCACGTAGCCCGGGTCGATGAGCAGCGCCGAGCGCTGCCGGATGTACTGATGCGGCAGCGCGGAGACGGCGCCGAAGTTGGTCTCGTAGCGCGTGACGTTGTTCGTCACGAGCATCTTCGACACGTCGATGGTCGATCCGGTACGGCCGGCGAAGGTCGAGAATTTCTCCTTCGCGTTGGCGCCCATCACGATCGTCGTCGGCTTCGAGCCGTTCAGGAACGCGGCCTTCATGACGGCATCCACTTGGGTCTGCGCGAAGTCGCGCGCGGTTCCGTCCGTCGCGGTCGTGGTCGGCGTGGTGGTCGGGTCGGCCGGCGCGGCACCACCGGCGCCACGGTTCGAGTGCGTGCGAATCCACGCCTCGAAGCCGCGCAGCTTGCGCGTCGCGGCGTTGGCGTAGGCCTGGTTCGAGAACATGATCGCTTCCATGTCCTTGCGGAGCTGGATCGTTCGATCCGCCATCTGCAGCGCGAGTTCCGAGTTGCGGCCGGCCGTGTCGACCGCCTCCATGGTGCCGGAGACCGTCGCGTTTCGCTTCGAGATCTGACACAGGTTGCCGAGTCGGACGTTCTGCGTTGGCGCTTGGTTGGTCGTCTGATCGCCTTCAGGCGCCGCGTTGTTGAGATCGACACCGCCGAGGTCGCGGGTCTGCCATTCGTGGTTGGTGTTCTTGCAGGTCGTCTCCCCGATCATGGAAATGATCGGGGTTTCTTCCACATCCACGCGGTGGATACGGTCGGTGAGACCTTCGCGGATGCCGACCGCCGATGCGGTCGTCTGTGCGTTCGTGATGGTGGCCATGGTTCAGCGTTCCGAGTTGAGTTGAGCGAGGTAAGCCGCCGCAAGGTTGTTGCGGGACGGCGCGGCGTCGAGATTGCGGACAGCGACCGTCATGTTCGACGGTCGACCGATCGCTTTCGTGGGTCCGGGCTTCATCATCTTCGGAGCGGTCTCGACGACGGGCTTTGCCGTCGCCTTGGCCGCTTGCAGCGCATCATAGCGACGTGCCTTGTCGAGCATCGTCATCTCGAGCGCATCGGCGAGTCGCAGCCGCGCAACAGGGATGCCCTGTTTCGCGCCGTACTCGAACACCGCCTTGCGCAGTTGCGGCGAGTCCTTCGACGATCGGGCAAGCGGGGATTTCATCTCTTCGAGAAGGTGTTCTTCCCGAGCGACGTTTTCCCGCACCTGCTGATCGTAGAGGGCTTTCTGCTGCTCCTGCACGCCAGCGCGTTCTGCTGCCGCTTTTTTCCTCAGATGGTCCGCATGGACGTACTGCGCCAGCTGGTCCTCGAAGGCGACGGGATCGGTGTTGCGGAGCGCCGGGTCTGGCGGTGCAATCTCCCGATCCGTGAACCTCGCCAGGATCTGGTCGTACTGCTGCAATTGGCCGGCCAGCGCCTGGCGCTCTTCCACGACGGCGGAGCGGTGTGCGGCGATGTCCTGCGTCTTGCGAGTGTAGTCGGCGCGCATTTCGTTTTCGCGCTTGCTGACCCAAGTTTTCAGCTCGGGGGGTAGCTGTTCGAAAACGGCACGATCCGTCTCACTCATTCCGCTCGGACCGCCGGCAGGCCTTGCGGGATCCGGAGCT